CACTGCGCCCAAAGTTGAACATGGAACTCACGCCCTGCCCAGGCATCGCGCCCACCTTCTCAATTACGACGTGCGCTTCATTGCGCGGATACCAGCCATCCAAAATATCCACTAAGGTCACCGCTGAAATGTGGCTCTTCATGGTCTTGCCTGACGCTATCTTGAGCGTAGGCATATCCACTACAGAGTCCAGCACTCCATCCTCAAAGAATGCAATTGCTCCGCTGATACCTGGGTCAATGCCGATAACAAAACTCATGCCTGGCTCTCCTTCTGTAGCGCCAGCAACCTGGCCTCCACCAGGGCGTCGCAAGCCTCTTGCAGATTGATGACTGCCGAGTACAGTGGAACGACCTTGCCGGTGGACCAGCGGCTCACCTGGGCCTTATCGATGCCTGCCGCGTATGCGACATCGCTTAGAGTGAAACCTGACCTCTCTGCTTTCTCGCGGATTGTTCTGATTGCTTGTTGTGTAGTGGATTCCATGATTAGATTATCATCTCCTTGTTGACGCATTCTACACCGAAAAGTCTAGGTGTTTTCCCTAATGCATTTCGCAACTGCTGTTTGTGATGTAGTAGTCAACAGATATATGATGCGCCTGTCATCAACAACCGGAGTAAATATGAAACTTACCAACTACCAGCGCAGTCAGCTTAAAGCTGCCGCCTGCTTCGGAGGCGAACACATTGACAAGGTGGTTGCCGAATTGCAACGCGAGAACCCAGAAGCCTTTTTGCGCGAGTCGGAGCTGGACCAGCGCGACTTCTACCACCAGCCAATGGCCGTTCATCGGTCCTACGTTGAGCGTTTCCTGCCTCGCCGTAAGAGCGAGTACAACCAGGAACAGATCCAGGTGATGGCGCAGAACCACTACCTTGAAACCACTTACCAGATCGGAGTCGGAGCATGAAACAAGCTATGTATGACGCGGCACTCACTATCGCAATCCTTACCGCACTTTATTGTGTACTCAATTCATGGTGGTTCGCATGATGAACCCGCTAGAGATTGAGATCAAGCGCACAGTGTTCGCGCACTTACCCGCCGTCGGAGACTTTGGCATCCTGTCACGCGGTGACCTGGCCACTGTCCTGCATACCGCTTGCACTGAGGCTGCACTTGCAGGATGGGCGCGTGGTGCTGAGACCGCACAGAAACGTCTGGACCAGGAACTAGAGATTCTGCGCCAGGAGTTGAAGTCTATCCAAACCGAATTGGCGTATGCCAAGGCTAACTAGCCTAATCGTGCTGGCGCTCTGCGCCATGCTGTTTGTGTTTGATTCACCGGAGTACGCATCATGGATGACGATGATATTGATTCCTGGGCAACCATCGCCCTGGGCTTGATAGCCAGCATATTTTTCTTCATTGGCCTGATGGCCGTTGTAGCCGCCGCCTGCATGGCCTGGGGCTACTACACATATGAGCCTATCTGCGGCAGCATCGCCGCCTTATTTACTCAGGAGTGCAAGTGATGACCGGATTTAATTCAAAGCGTGACGCGGCTGCGGACAAGCATCGCACCATGAGCAAAAAAGACTTGGCTATGGACAGCCTGACGCGCATCTGCGAGATACAGCAGCGCCTAATTAACCAACTGATTGCTATGGAGCAGAACTCTTATGCCCGTGGTTATGAGGATGGGATGGCGGCGCAGGCCGAGGTGGACATAGCCCTAAACGAAATTGCGTCTGGCGAGTCAAAATGATATGCCCAGAATGCAAAGCCTGGACCCGCGTCCTAGAGACCAGGCATAAATACGACAACGAAGTTTATCGTCGGTATGAGTGCGCCAATACGCACCGGTTCTCAACGATGGAGAAAGTGAAACTCAAAGAGGTGAAGAATGCAGATAACAGCAACATTCCAAGACGAACAGGAGGCGATCAAAGCGATCTACTCGGGCTACGCCTGGCAGACCCTGCAAGAGATTAATGAAGTGCTGCGCTCAAATAGAAAACACGGCCTACCTTTTGAGCAGACCGTGTCTCAAATACAGGCATCTGTGAACGATGCCTTGGCGCTGATTCCGGATTAAGCGGCCTCGGCTTCTTCTTCCTCTTCGTCGTCGTATTCTTCTTCGTCGTCGTATTCTTCTTCGTCGTCGCCCCAATCTGCCTCTTCGTCTTCAACCAGCAACCACTCGCCGGTCTCTTCGTTCAGCCAGTACCAAGCGTCGTACTCAGCGTCGAACCAGCAGTAGCAATCTGCCTCGTCGTCGTACTCGTACTCTTCGCCATCTTGAAAGCAATCGACTAACGATTCGCAATCGCTGTTGATTTCTACTTCGGTGGAATTGTTGATGATAAATGTGAATGAATACATGGTGAAGTCCTTAAACGTTGATGATTTGACCGCGAAACTCTACCTGATCGTCAGCCCACTTATGAACCAACTCAGGCCACAAAATCCTACCATTTTTGAATGTCAGGACCGCAAATCCCGACCGGTGGTTCAGAGGATTCCCTTCTCCATAATCAAACTGTGGGCCATAGGGTTCGGCAAGCGTTCCAGTATCTACGCCATACCTATTTCCCTTGTAATCAGCAAATGGCGTTACCTTCAGCGAGTGCAGATGGCCGGTGACAATAGATATTCCAGCGTTAACCGTGTTGTTGTGGGCGGCGTGGATGCCGGATCTGTAGCGGTGCTTGATGATGCAGTCCGGTGTAGGCCAGACAGACCAGGCAAACTCCCAGGCTGGGAGATGGTCCTGCAACTTGAACCCATGCACCTCACGGTACTGAGGAGCCTGGGACGCCAGCTTGTTGGCGAATCTGCTGTCGTGATTTCCCCAAGTAAACAGCAGCTTTACATTGTGCCTGGCTGCCTTGGCCGTTTCCTCAATCTCGCCAAGATGGGCCTGCACCGCCTTGAGTTCTTCTATTACGCTAGGAGTCTTGGACCATCCCAACGGGTCGTGCCTGCTGATAGTAGCCCCGTCGAATGCATCTCCATTAGAGATGACTGCGTGCGGCTTGAGTTCTTTGATTGCCCAAAGCAGGCCACGGTATGCGGTGGTGTACTCGCCAGGCCAGAAATGCGCGTCACTGAAAACGATTATGGTCTGGTCGAGGATGCCGAGATCCACTCGGTTCAGCGACGTCTGGATTGGCTGATACTGAGAGTATTTTTGCGACCTCTCATCAAATCCAATCAATGGCTGGTTGGTATCCTTTTCAATTCTGCGCCGTCGATTATTGACAGAACGCTCAGTAACATCCAAGTGTTCAGCGACTTTAGAGCAAGATCCAAAACGCTTCCAGACATTGATAAACTCTTCACGGGAAACTTTAGGTTGCATGGTGACTCCACAAAGTTGCGTGGAATCTAACACTTATTGATGTAATAGATATGAAGCCAACCCGCCTAAAGCAGATTGAGCAGGCACTTAGGAAACGCCCTATGACTCGCAAGGAGTTAGCGGCTGCCGTGTTCCTATCTCAGCGTGCTGTTGAGTACAACATGAAGAAGATGCATGAGCGCGGCCAGGTCTACGTCGCAGGCTGGTCCCGCACCAAGGGGGCGCTTGCCCGTGTCTACGCTTGGGGGATAGGGACCGACGCCCCACGCCCTGCGGCCTACTCAGGGTATGAGCGCGTGCAGCGGGTGCGTGAGCGTGAGTCTCCAGAGGAGAAAGACTTTCGCCTGGCGCGTGAGCGAGGCAAGCGCAGGAAGATTAAGGTTGATCCGCTGATGGCAGCTTTCTACTCAATCCCCAAGTAGTCCAGAACCATATGGTTGCATATTGCTACCAATACCGCCACCAGTGAATCCACCAAGACCAGCGGCTCGTGATCGAGCCTCACCTTGACGGCGTAATTGCATTATCAAATCGTTTAATGCTTGTGGTTCACGCGATAACAGAATCTGGCCCATTTGATTACGCACCGGCTCTGGCGTGCTGATCCTGTTAGCCAGGCCAACCGCTGATGTAATCATGCCTGGCACATTACCACTTACGACAGACTGACCGGCAGCCATAGCAGGAGCGATATCTAGGTCAGACATACCAGCCAGGCGTGCTGCAGTCTGCGATCCACGGCCAGCAGACTCCAGACCTTTCAGTCGTGCCTCTTGGGCTACAGCAGCAGCAAACTTACGGTAGTCGCCTTCAAATACAGCTTTCAGGCGTTCCTGAGTAGCTGGCTCCTTCCACATCTTTAACAAAGACGTTTGACCGGCCTCTGTGCCTGTCTTTTGGCGTAATGACTGCAACGCACCAATGCGGAATGCATCAATCTCTGATCCAGACAACGTACCAAGTTCCTGCTTGAAGTTGACAATGTCGCCCGTCATGGCCTTGCGACCGAGTTCTGCTGCATCCATCATCTGCGACGGTCCTGCCCACTTCTCTAGTGCCTGCTGATATGCTGACTTTCCTCCTAGCTTGGGAGACTTGTCAACCAGGAAACTGGTCAAGTTGACACGAATATCGTCAATGGCACGCGCTTGGTTGCCGCTGCCTGATTGCTTGGCTGATTGTGCCGCGTCATACAGAGACTGCTTGACAGAATCTAGCACCGTCATTGGTACGACATCGCCTTTTTTAAGGTTGCCAAGATTAATCTCTTGGCCTGTCTGCCTGCGGAACAATGTCTCAGCGCCACCCTGCAAGTCTTTAGACTTTTGCAGCAGATTGAGCAGATTGTCATCAACCGTCACGCTGGCATTTTCAATGGCCTGGTAAAAAGGTCGAGACTCAGTTTTGCGCAATGTATTGAATGCATCCAGACTTTGCTGGAACTGAGCGCCTTGCGTACCCATAGCCTCGTCAGCAGCAGATACCAAGCGCCCTGCACGTCCTGCCTGGCGCTCACGAATAGCACGCTCCAGTGCCTGCTTAGTCTCACCAGGCAACGTCGCTAGCGTATCCAACAATCCGCGTACGTTAGCGCCTCCAACATCAGCTATACGCGCCTCTGGTCCCAACTTACCCATCCGCGCCTGTGACATGGTTAGTGCGCTTTGCAATAGGTCTGGTGGCGTGTCGCGCAGCAAAGCCTCGGCAACCTTTTGCTGGGCGTAGCGTGATGCTGCCGTGTCAGATACCCGCGCCATGACTTGCCTACCACCAGCTCCAAGTACGGCCATCACCGGCTGGCTTACAGGGCCAAGTACGCCACCAATGGCTGCACTTTTTAGCGCGTCCTGGGTGATCTGTCCCATATCCTCACCAGTTGAAGATCCTGCGCCACCTACCAAGCCATATCCAACGCCAGAAGTACCAGCCTGCACCATGCGCTGACCCATACCCATAGTCTGACCAGCGGCAGGAGCACCAGCTAGGTATCTGCCTATGCCTTGGATATTAGCTGCTACTCTCGGAGCCACTGCCTCAACGCCAGACACAATTGGACGTGCAGCAGCACCAATTGCTCTGCTTGTTAGGTTGGACATTGCCAATGGTAAAGATGCTGCACCTTGCAACCCAGCAGATAACCAGGGACTTTCCTTCATGTAGGACTCAGTTGCACCGCGCACAACGTCGCGCTGCTGCTGGTATGCCTGGCTTAATGGGATATTCTGCTGGTACGCAAGCAGAGGTGCAGCAACTGCACCAGCCAACTCATCAAAATAACCAAGCGTCGGGCCTTGCATTGCCGTGACAATGGCCCTCTCTGTAGTGGACTTCTGAGCGCCCTGCTCATACGATGGTGACCTACGCTCCAAGATTGACTTGACAATCTCAGGCGCAGCGTAATTGCTTTCCATTGCGGTAGTTACTTGCGGTCCAATATTGGGCTGCGTCTGCAAAAACTGAGCAATTTCTTGATCGTTGTAACCAGCTTTTTTGGCCTCTAAGATCTGAGCATTTAGATCTTTCCACTCATCCCATCCTGATTTTTCGCCAGCCATTATGGTGCTCCTCTAGGCTTAATGATTGAATTTAACGGTGGTCGTTTATCAGCACCTGGTGCTGTTGATGGCGTGGATGTAAACACTGGAGCATTTGCTCCAAGTGCTGTATTGGCATCAATCTCATACTTTTTCCCGAATAATGCATATTCACCGCGTTTTACGTTATATGCATTGGCAGATGCGTTGTACAACTCATTTGCAAGAGAGCCAAAATCATTACGTTGACTAGGTGTAAGTAAAGTTCCCTTCTTCCACATATCAACGTAGTTAGTCAGGCGATCCATTTTCCCGCTAGCAGCCATAGCAATTCCCAATTCAGACTCACGCACTACTGATCCAGGATCAAGCAGTTTCATAATCTTGGTTGCTGCCGCCACATCACCGATAGGATTCTCTTTTTTGAGTGATTCTGTAACTTGCGAGAATGCACTCTTCATGCTCTGGAATTCTTTGTATACAGGCTCGTTGGTAAATTCCTTCTTCAAGTCAAACTCGTTTTTAAATCCTTTTTCTCCAGTGTTGAGTGATACGCTAGTAGCACCTGACTTGCGATAGTCTTTAAGTGCAGCAATACCAGGAGCGCCTGTTCCAGCCAATGATTCACCACCAACATATTCAAGATTAGTCACTTCAGATGATGGTGCGTTATATTGCGATACGCCTTCAAGTATTTTGCTTGTCCCGTCGTTGAAGTACTGAACCATCTTAGGCAGTCCACCACGCATTTCCATTCGTGGCTGCCCTTCTGGCTTGGCTACTTCAGCAAGTCCTGATACAGGCTTAAATGTCCCGTCGTTGAAGTACTGAACCATTTGCACCTTACCATCAACCAGTTTCTGCTCTGGCTTACCTTCTGGCTTTGCCGCTGGAGCCGGACCTCTGTATGGAATAGGTTCACCCGACTTTAGGCGAATGTAGTAGTTGCCGTCTTCGGCTCTATATGGTTCACCTTGAGTTTCCTGCTGTGGTCTAGCTTTCTCTGCCAAAGTAGCGTAGGCCGTTGCCTTTGCAGTGTCGCCAGCTTGAGCCGCAATGTTTGATGCGTTCATATATCTGTTGTACAGCAGATCTGCCTGGCTCATAGGTACAGCAGCACTAGGAGTACCAATCATGGCAGCGCGTGCCACTGTAGGGCCAGCCGGTAAACCTGGTGCATTGATAGCTTGATCTGGAGTAATCGCAGCACCAGGCATAACCGCACCGCCATCTCCAACCAACGCACCACTGATGCGTGCCTCAATGTCGCGCGCACGCTTGTACTCTTCCATCTTCTGTTTCATCGCCATGCTCTGTAGCAGATTCTGCTGCGCTGCCGTGTAGCCCTTCTGACCAGCACCATAAGCCTCACCAAGCGCCTGCCCTAGTCCTACAGGCGTGCGGCTCGGACCTGATGCCGCAAGCAGTTGCATGGCCGCTGCCATTACGCCCTGGTTCTGTAGCTGCGCTCGTTGCTCTGGCGTCATGTACTCGTCCAGCGCGGATGCACCGCCAAACATATCACCCAGAAGGCCGAGTGTGCGCTGTGGTGCTGCTCCAGCTTCTTGTGCTGGCTCTGCTTGTGCTGCGACATCCTCCGGTGCAACCATAGCACGATAGTTAGGATTGTCCTGAGCCATCCTATCTTCAATGACAACAGGCGCTCTTGATGGCCCAATTTGCGGATTAAAACGCAGTTGCGGCACATCGCCCATCAGCCCCGCGCTAGGAGTGAAGTCTCCCATCTGGGTAGGAACGTAGGGTCCAAAATTGTTGAGATATAAACTCTCAGGACCTTTCCCTCGCGACATAAATCTAGTCGGTGGACGGGCGTTCTGATTGAACCTTGTGGCTCCAACTCCGCTGCCAAGGTAGTATTGGCTTAATGGGTTAACTGAATATTGATCACCATAATAGAAATCTGACAATGTTGCCATTCTGTTCCCCTTATCCAAAGTATCCAAGCAGACCACCAATGCCAGCACCGATTGGTCCACCGAACTGATAACCGGCAGCAGCACCGCCCAAAGCGCCAGCAGTCTGGTTTCGGTAGTACGGCTGCGTCTGAGTCATGCCCAGGTTAGGCAATTGACCAGAAAGAGCGCCAGAGGCAACGCCAAACTTCTCCAGACCGATGTTGCGCAGGGCATCCATCTGAGCCTGCTCCAGCGCCTGACGCGCACCGCCAGCTTGCATTGCAGCTTGCGCACCACTCATGCGCAGACCCTGCTGCTGCGCTCCCAGGTTGCCCAATTGGTTTGCAGCGCCAAGCCTAAACTGAGCGCCAGCAAGTCCTGTGCTTTGATTTGCCAGTGCAGCCTGCTGCGCAAGGCTTGCATTGAATTGAGCCATTGCATTTCTAGATGCTGCATTTGACAGTTGAGCCTGATTCATCGCACCAGCACCAAACTGTGATGCAGATGTACGTTGCGCAGCATTCTGCATTGCAGCCTGCTGCTGTCGTGCAAGGTCTTGCTGTTGCGCGTTCATTGCACTGTTGTACGCCTGCTCATTCAGTTGGGCTAACAACTTTCCAGCCTCAGTGCCAAACCCAATGTTTGTCTGCGCCTCTGCAACTCCTTGGCGTGATCCACCAAATGCTTTTGCAGCACCGGCTTGCTGTGCAATTTGTCTTACGGCATTCTGCCGACCAATCTCCAAATCAGCCAGCGTGTTCCTTGTTACGTTTTGCGTGTAAGGATTCATGTACTGACCGATGTCAGCCATGTTGGCTTGTGCCGCAGTAACGTCACTTGCCCCGTAACCAGTTGCACCAGACATTGCTGCTCGTCCACCACCAAACCCTCCAACCATCTGCGGTTGGTATGCTCCGGCCATACCAGTTTGATATGCAGCCTGGTCAACTGAACCAATGCCAGGACCACCAAGTCCTGTATTGACTAATTCCTGCTCACCCGCCGTGTACAGCGGATTGAATCCGGCAAATTGCCGTACCGGTAATGCACCGGCAACGCTCTGACCCTGCTGAATGTTGGCTAGATAAGCAGCCTTCAGATCAGGGTCAATGGATGTGGTGCTAGTGCTAGTCCCGCCGCCGCCTTTAGACATATTGTTTCTCCTTACATTTCGAGCAAGCCGCGTAGCTTGCCCTTTGAAATCTTGCCCGAGTTGATTAGGTTCATCAACTCAATACCGTACTTCTTCACCGCCTTGTCGTTGATGACGTACTCGCCATCTTTCAAAGCGCCGTAACCGTCATCAGGACCAATTGGATTTGGACCTTGCAAGTGCATCATGGAGACGTGACCGCCTTGGGCAAATCCACCGCGTGTTCCACGGTCACCACCGCCTGATGCGTCACCGTTGTTTCCTCCGGTAGCTGCACCACCGCCGCCTTCTCCACCACCGCCGTAGCCTCCACCGCCACCATCACGGTTACCGCCACCACCACCGCGTCCTGTGTCTCCAGGGCTGCTGCCTCCAATACCGCCATCACGGTTACCGCCACCACCGCCACTACCAGCGCCAGGTGCAAGTGATGCTTGAGCAGATGCCTCTCTGCTTGCTTGTGCTTCAGCGGCTCTCTGCGATTGAGCTTGTGAATCTAATGCCCTTTGCATTGCCTCACCAGCAAGCGTATTTTGGTTTTCTAAATTAATAGTTGGGTTGACGCCCATCTTCTCTAATCTACTGTCGTACCATGCATCTGGCCCAACAGCTTTTGAAAACGCGCCTAGCGTAGTCCAGCCGAGCGCATCTTGACCTGCAAGGCTTAAGCTACCTTCAATTGGATTTTTTCGGTAATAGGCAGCACGCTCCGCTGGCGTTAGCTGAGAAAATGCGCTTGGACCCTCTCTGTCAGCACCACCTCTACCACCACCTCCATCACCGCCAACCATTGGCACTGTAGGCTCAACTGGATTCACGATAGGCTGCGGCGTAAAGGTACGCTGGTACGGTGTAAAGCCACCGGTGTAATCGGATGCATAAGGGTTGAATCCACCTGATGGCATACCAAAGAACGAAAACGGCTGCGACTGTCCAAATTGAGACATGATCTCAGCGTAACGGTTACGCCCACCAGATGCTGGCGTTGGGATATAGGGCATTGGTGCAGACATGTAAGGTTGCCGCCCAGGATAGGAAATTGGAACTCCAGCAGGAGGCGACATAGTGGGATTACTCACACCAGCGTTTCTAGCTTCAGCAGGGCTGCCATATGCGCGTCCATCTGGGCCATATGTGATTACCGCCGGAGATGCTTCACCCATTGGGTTAAATTGCTGAATTACAGGTGCAATTGGCTGAGGCGCTGGAGTGTAAGGTTGAATTACAGGTGCAATTGGCTGAGGCGCTGACTGTATATTCGACACGCGCAAATCTGGACCCAGAAACGAACCTTCAAAATCTGATTGTGGTAGGGCCGGATTTAGTGGTGTAGCTGCCCGACCATATGGAATAAGTGGAACGTCAACAGGAGGCGACATCGTTGGATTGCTTACACCAGCGTTTCTAGCTTCAGCAGGACTGCCATACGCCCGTCCATCAGGACCGTACACAAGCACTCCTAAAGAGGGTTCATCTCTACCACCAAGGCTCATATCACAACTCCTTGCTCAGAATATGCCACTTAGGTTCATATCCCTCATCTGCTAAAAATGTTCTGGCCCAACCCTTACGGCCAGCCAAGGTAACTCGCGTGCAACCATTCTGCTTTCCCCAAGACTCGATGTGTGGTCGCATCAGCTTGAGTTCATCGAGGTCGCCGCCAGCAAGAAAATAATGCAGATTCTTGAGTTGCGGATAGACAATGATCTCAGTGATGACTGCGCTATTTGTCCCAGCCCATAGCTGAAACCGTCCTACCTCTACACCCTGCGCAACATCTTGAAGAGTGTGAGTGCCTTCCGAGTATTCTAAAGCCGCTTGGATGTGTTGTGCCAGCCTCCAGAAATCATCCATTACCGTTTCCCTGCCGTTGTGGCCTCCAGGCGCATCACACCAACTCGCCAATCTTGCAGGACGCTCCCTGTAACCTTCATCTTTACTGACCGACCTGTGAACCTGGCATCCGTAGGCGCCTTGGCGCTGAACGGCCCATAACTTACCTCGTCAGAAGTTGGATACATCCTGGCTGTGAATGAGATGGCGACCTCGCCCAGACTCTGCTCATCAGGAATAACTGATCTCACGGCCATCACGTTGTCGCCATTACCAAGTTCAATCGGTCCTGACTGCGCGTAGGGGGAGACTGAGTCATAGGTAAACCCTACCTCGTGGTCGTAGATGTACCCGTCAGTTCCGACCATCATGGGGTTGACAAATACACCTCGGTCAGTTCCCGCTGTACGCGCCAACAATCCTATAGCCCAATGCCCCTCACGATAGCTATAGGTGACATATGAGTCATTCTCGTTTGATGATAGCGACGGGTAGAACCAGGTCACCTCACCAAATGCTGAATTGTGGACGGCGTATACCTTGGATGATTGATTCAGATTCATATTGTTGAAAACATAGTCTCCAACATCGCAAGCCATAGGCTTGACAAACCCGTCATATGACCAAAATCCTGATTTACTCATCCACATAGCGGAAGTATCGATGGCCGCTACTGCCTGCGCCGAGATGACTCCGCATCCGCTGCCAACCTTCTCAAAGCTGTAGACGTAGGGCAGTCCGATGTAGCTGGCGACGTGCGCGTCAGTGTCAGTGAATAGGATGTTGACGCCACGCACGCGCTTGCCGCACCTGAGATTCCCGACTGATGCTATCTCAAAGTCGCCAGCTTGGTTGGTAGATGCCGCCGTCCATATCGTGTTGTTCTCCTGATCTGACCACTTCACCAGGCGCGGGTTACCTGACGCGCCCAGGGCGAACATGATGCGCTCACTGGTGACCATCACCGCCGCGCAGCTTGTAGGTGCGTTGGTGATTACAGCCGCAAGTGTGGGCGTTGTGAACCCTAGTTGCCACTCGTAAATCTTGCCGTCGGTGCTGCTGCACGCTGTAAGGTACTCGCCCCAAGTGTCCAGGCTCCAGGTCGTGACAGGGATTGATCCGGTATCAGGTCGCGCAGTGCCATAGGAAAAATCGCCATAGGTAGAGTATCCGTATCCGGTTGTCCCTGTAGCGTCAGCAGTTCCAGTGGTGAATCCAGTAGGCGTGATGTCCTTCAAAACACCACTGGCATTCATCGCGTACAGCTTTGACTGAGTGCCAGCAGCAGCAAAACGGTTTGCGCTGTTGTCACGCCAAGCAATCACACCTCGGCACTTACCCGTCATGGCAGACGTAGATTTCTTTCTCCATCCTCCAATGGGTCGCAGGGTATTCTCAAACCATCTCACCAAGTTGGAGTCGTACCAGCGGCCAGCCGACTGATATTCAGTGCCGTTGCGGTAGACGCCTGGTGGAATTTTTAAGGGGATGAGTGCCATGATTACACCGATAGGTTGGAGACAAACGACAGTGTAACGATGGCCGACGGTACTGCTGGCCTGGTTGGGGAAGTGCCTGCCGGATACTGCTCAATCGACACTCCGACATCAGTAGGCCGCCACATAATCTCCACATAGTCGTTTGCGTTAAGGCTTACAAAATAGTTTATTGCTGCAATTGTGTGAAATGGATCGCTGGCGCCTTTTCTGGGTGCAAACCCAAACCTTGAGTTCGACTTATCAATATTGGTTCCATTCTTTCTAAACCAAACGTCAACGTCTTGGGATGAATTTGTCGTATTCGTAAACTGGATGGAAAACTGGACGTTGTATATGCCCGACTGCGATACGTTCAGTCTAGATGAGTTTGAGAGAGTGACGCCGTTGTTGAAGTCGGTGGTGTCAAACGTGATGGCGTAGGCTGTTGTGGTGTTAGCCGCAACTTGGTCTGTTGAGTCCTGGAACGCGCCGTAAGGAGCGTTAAGGTACTTTCCACCACGCGGTCCGAATAACGCTGCCAGAGCATTTGTGATGCGGTTGGCGTAGATGCCTATGTTGCTGAGTGTTTGGCTAAAGTACAGACGATCATATGTATCGCTAGGGCTGCCAAGATTCGGCTGCGCTGGCGTTGTAATCTGACCGCTGTAGTCTGCCATGTTAAGCGTATGGGCGAGTGCCCGCCTTGTCAATGATTAGAACTTGTCCTCTTGGAGTACCGTTCAATGTGTTGGGAATAGAGATGTGCGTCCAGCGATCAAACTCTCGTATCAGTTGGTCGTAAGGAAGTTTTGCGGCCATGATAGCCTTCACAACCTGGTCAGGAGTAAGGCTAGGAACGCGAATATCAGCAGCGCAACCAAGACGATGCTGGCTAGTATCTTTGCTTCCCACCGCATCATTGACTTTTTTACTGCGATACGCAGAGTTGACCATGACCGGAACACCACCCAAGGCAGTTTTGACACGCTCAAGAAGACCCGCAAGTCGTACAAGATTTGTTCTTTCAAACGCGCTAGGAGTGTTGTCAAACTCACGGTGGTCAGTTACCGTTAGTTCTTCAATACTGAAGTGTTCTGTTAACTGGATCACTTTGCCGCCACACCATTGATTTTTTCAGCAGTACGCATACCGCCCAGGCCAAGCATTCCAAGCATTAGCGGCATCATGGTTCCCATATCCATAGTGGGGAACTTGACGGGATGGCCGTACATTGTGCTGCCCCACTCGGCAAGTGGACCAATGACAAATTGCACCGCAAATCCTGCACCGCAGACCCATCCAATACCTGGCCGCCAGCCACTAACGAAAATGCTAGGGTTGGAGGCTTCGGCCTTGTTGATCTCCAACTGTCCAGCAATAATTGACAGTTCACCAGACTGTTGCAGCTTGAACAGTTCTAACTTGGCGGCAGCAGCTTGCGCAGGATCAGGCCATAGCCGATCCATGACTTTTCCACCAATGTCTAAGAGTGCGGATACTGGATCAAGTGCCATCTGGTATTCCTTTTTGTTGTGAATCTGAACGTATCTGTACAATCTTTTCGGCACTCTTACCGGCCATGATTCCAGTCACCACAATCGTAAGTGCCTGGCCTAGCATTTCCACATATGCGCCCCGCGTCTCAAGTTCAAAAATGCTAAGAGCCGCAAAGGAAACATAGCTAACAAGCAGAAACACTACCGTTACTGGCTGGATGTTCTTTGCTAACCAGGACTCGTTCATTTTGATGCTCTTTCGTATAACTGCTCTACCCTTGAGCGAATCTTCATACTGTCTGCACTTCCTAGTATGTTCCCCAAGTTAGAGTAAATCAGCGTTAGCTGCTCCTTGGTGCATACAGTCCCTGATTCATCCAACCAATCCCAAATCCTATTTGACCGTTCTTTCGGATCATGCGTACTGTACGCAATATTCAAAAAATCGGATACGCTGCACTCGCGCTTTGCTGTCGCGCCGTACACCAGCGACAAGATGAATAGTGGAATAAGCCAGCGCACTCACTTGTCAGCCTTGTTTTCCAGCTTGTCAAAGATGCGCTCCAATGTCGCGTCAATCTTGTCCAGACGGCTCTCGATGTCTGCCTTGCTGACGTAGTTCTTTGGCAGATCAATCTCGATGGCCTTGATGTCTGCTTTCAGCGCCTTGACCGAGTCCCATATTTCTTTACACCACCAGCCAACGGCGATCAGGATCGCGCCTCCGATGAAGTTGAACATTGGCTGGAATTCCATGTTATTCCTCCAATGCGGCGATACGGGCAGCTAGGGAAGTGATGAGTGCTTGCTGCTCTTGCATGGCCTTGATAAGCATAGGCACAAACACACTGTACTTTACGGATTTTGTAGTACCAATCTCATTGTTATCAATATCTCGGTTAATGTTTGTCTCAACCATTCCAGGGAAAATGCTTTCCAATTCTTGAGCAATAACACCAATCTGTTTGTTTGTCCCGTTATCACTTTTTAAGTTGTAGTTGCGAATTTTCACTTGCATCAAATCAGCAAGTTTTGGTGTTGCATCAACAATGTTGTCTTTAAGTTTTACATCAGAAAGCGCGCCATAAGAATTATTTGCGTTTTGTATATTTCCATTGCCATAAATGATGATATTTGCAACGGTGTTGGAACTTGATGTCCCATAAAAATGATTCCATCCAGTTCCAGATGCGGTCGCAGAATCTGACCTAAAGTTTGATTCTGTGTAAGCTGCTGGTGTTTGTGATTGCACTCGTCCATTGATATTTACACCACCAATAATCAATCTTCCTGCGCTCAATATCATTTGTGCAGTAGATGGAGCAGCGGCGTTATATGCAGCAAAATTTAGACTTGCAACCGTTGCGCTTACACCGCTTGACCAAATTCTTACCGCATCTGACGAATTAAATCCGCTTGAATCATTCATGCCAAACTGAAGCAAAGGTAAAGCAGTTCCAGCCGATGTGTCTTGAATGGATATTTTTGCCGCGCCAGCAGTAGCTGAAACAACAGCAAATTTTCCATAGGTGCTTGGCGAAGTAGTACCAATCCCCACGTTTTGGCTTGTGTCTACGGTTACCGCTGTAGTCCCAACTGTTTTGATGGTCAATGCAGTTGACGTGTCAGTGTCAATGCTGCCACCTATCTTCAGCACCTTCCCAGAGCCAACATGAAGACCAACGCTGGTTCCGGTTCCAGCCGCAGCAAACACCGCGTCCACCGAGTCTAGGTCGGTGTTGATCTTTGTGCCCCAAGTGTCGGTGGATGCACCTACCTCTGGTTTAGTAAGGAGTAGGTTGGTCGTTGTCGTATCAGCCATGATTTACCTCATTGGGTTGTCCAACTCTTAGACGTTGCGCCTAATGGTGTCCAGGTGTCGGTGTTGTCAGAAATTATAGTCCAGCTATCCGTATTTGGGGACTGCGTAGTCCATGTGGTGGTTGCTGTACCAGAGTCAGTCCAAGTGTCTGAATTTGCTGGCTCCGGCTCCCACTTCAACCTGGCGGCAATCAGGTCCAGTGCTGTTACAGCATCCTCAATCTGTACCAGGTAGATTGACCCTCCAGCGCCAATCCCATCAGTCGCAGCACCTGGCTCCAGCATTGCGATGCTAAAGGTGCTACCAGCAGCAGAGTAGGCATCACCACCACTCAGCATTTCCAGCACTTGAACAAACATTGATCCGACACTTGCTTGTGCGTCAGCCGCTGTGCCTGACTCTGCGCTATTTACAAAATATGCAAAAGCAGGCGTCAATGTATCTGAAACTGTACCCGATTCAGCCAAAACTGAACTAAGGGTAAACGTGCTGATTGCGGTATCAGACGCCGACAAAGAGTCAAGCGCCGCAGCTACAGCAGTCAGCGCGTTGCTTACAGCGTCAGCAGTTGAACCAGCTTCTGCCAGATTGACCGGCATGACAACAACGCCAATCTGAGAATCAGTCGCACTTCCAGCCTCTGTAGCAAACGCCACTGCAACCATTTGGTTGGCTAGTGAGTCTGCTGCCGTTGCGCTTTCTGCTGCAAAGGCTATTACGTTAAAACTGGATACTTGGGAATCTGATGCTGAACCAGATTCTGTTATTGCTGCCACCGCAGTTAAACTGTTAACAATGGAATCCGCAGATGATGCTGCCTCAGATAGCGTTGTGGGTATTGTCAAAGCCCCAATCGTGCTGTCAGATGCTGCACCAGTTTCCGATAACGACAATGCAAATGTGACTGCTAGTGATTGGCTATCTGCGCTGGTTACTGCCTCTGCAATTGCAGCGGAATAACCAAATCCAGATAGCAATCCATCAACTGCATTCATGCCATACGCGCTGTATCCATACGCTCCATCACCATACCCAGACGTTCCCTCTGTTAGAGTTACAGAGTAGACTGTTCCAGATAAAGTGCTGAATGGACTTTGTGAGAATGCTGAAAAGCCAAGCATGGCATTTCCTACTCGCTTGGCGAGGTTTCTAGAATTGTAGGCTGGTTGCCAGCTTCTACCCAATCAATGTAAGCGCGGAAGTCTGGGTCTTGGTCTGACTGACAAGGCGCAACCACCTTGCCGTCGGCATCCCGCGTTACGGTTCCTTGGTCAAGAATAATCGTGTACATCAGTAGTCCGTCTCAATCCACCAGCCGCCAAATGCCATTCCTGTAGCTGTCGCACCTGAGTTATTAGTTATCCAGTGCCTAAAGGAAAGAAATGTTGTATTTGCGGGTAGTACAGTTCCAGCAGTCCCTGTCAAAGTTCCAGTAGCTACATCTCCAGTATTTAGTCTTGTGACTTGGTAATACACAGTGTTATTTGATGTGGGCGGAGCAAACAAAGCAAGTTCGTACCAGTCGGTATCTGAGGTGTTTGCTGGAAAACTTGCGCCCAAGTCAATTGGAGTCTGAGCCGCAGAGCCACCGTAATAGATAAACAGATTTGTGTTTGCTGCCCCTTGCCCAACTCCAATACAATTTGTCAGCGTAGATGGTTCTACATTAGTTGGATTAGCAACAGAAGAAGTCAGACCTACAAATGACCTTTTATTTGCTGCATGACTGTAATATCCAAACCTGCTAGTCATGTAAAAACCGCCATAGGCAGTAGATGTGGCAGAACCTAAAGCATAAAAATTTGTTCCAGTCCTTATATAACCTAGAGTTCCAGCACTTGCTTGAGCATTATATCCAGTTCGTGGTGCTCTAGTAAACATACTAGTTGCTGCTATAGTTTGTACACTATTACCAGTAACTGAAGTAGTAACCGTCCATTGGTCAACATTATTAAATCCATAAACTGAATTTATATATGCCACACGTTTATTAGATAATGCAACTTGCAATGGGTATGCCGCATTGGTAGCGTTCAAAAACGCTGGTGCTGCATAGCCTCCTCCAATATTCCTAGCAAATGTTTTGAGATTCCCAGCAGATGGTGCGGCTGGAATTGATGCAACCGTAACGCTTGAAACTTGGTTTGTTGTGCCCGTCAGGTTAACAGTTGTAAATGCTCCGGTTGATGGAGTCGTTGCACCAATGCTGGAGTTTTCAATTACATATCCGCTGACCTTGTCGCTTGCGTCTTCGTTGACTGATTTACCGGCTGGGTAGCTACAGAATACGTTTTTTGTACCAGCAGAGAAAGTGACTAAGCTATTGGAGTTGCTTGAACTTAGTACGGTTGTTCTGGATAGGGTTGTACCGGAAGCTGTGTATGTACCAATCCCAACCTCCCATTCGGATGTACCTATTCCTGCAATCGTGTAATAGGTAGTATTGCCATCACCAATAGCAGCAAAAGACTGAAAACCTGTAGCTGCACCCGCCAGGGTGACGGTTCCAGTTCCGGTTGTAGTTGTGGTTTCTTGAACCCGATCAGCAATTACAAGAGCCATTAAAGACTCCTACCGGTCAGTTTGCAACAAGTTCGTCTTCTTTGAAGAAACGCTCTTGTGCCTGATTGAATTGATCGGTGTATGAAACGCGCAGCAGGAGTGTCGATTCGTTATCAACAACTGCACCAACCACAACAGTACCCGTTATGGCCGTACCCTTGATGGTCACGTTGTCGCCTGTTTTGAATGCCATGATTGAATCCTTAGACAGACGCGGTATAGGTGACGTTTAATGTATCGCCAGACGCTACAGAACGATTTCCTCCAGTAAAGCTACCAGCGGAGTACAGGACGCCTGATGTAGTCGCACGCACCTGGGTAACCGTCAACAATGCACCGGCAATGGTTGCTGTGGCGTTGATGCTGAATGAGGTTGCGGTAGATGCCTTAGAACTAGAGGCCGCAGCGTTCCATGCAACGGTGATACGGTTTGAGCCTGTGTAGGCAGTGCTTTCTGTCCATCCAGCGTGAGATGCTAGGGTGTCACCAGCCGCATAAGTAGGAGTACTTGTTCCATCTACCAGGCCCATGTACCAGGCTGCGGTGTACGCGCTGCCAGCAAAATACTTGTCCAGCAGATCGTTCTTTCCTACTGTCACCACCAGGTTTTCAATGGTGTCAACCCACTTGACCTGACCATCTTGGCCTACGCACTCAACCTCATAACGGCCAGTGACTCCGATGGTTTCATCCATATCGGATTTGCGTGAGATTGCTACGCTTGAGGAGTCTTGACCATTGATACGCTCTGATTGCATTTTGTTCTCCAAAACTGGGAAAATTTTAACCGAAAGACTTGGCGCGTGACTTCAGCTTACCGCCGCTAGTCGCTCCGCGCTCATCTGCAATTTGCAGTTCCTCAATACCTCGTTGGTACAGACTGGACCACACTTGAATTCTTGCATCATCCTGTAGGTAGGGTGCAGCCTGGAGCAGCGAACCGTACAAATACACGTCAGGCGCTTTTGTCAGCAGCCAGTTGGTGGTGTTGGACGTGGATAGCTTGCTGAGTTTGCTGTAGTAGATCAACTCGCCGGTGTAGCTTGAATCAGGGATTGGGACAACGCGGATCTGAGAACCGACTACGCCAAAGAATTTAGGTTTACCGCTTGACGTGTAGACAGTCAGCAAGTCATCCAGGCTATCGATGGTCTCAAACTGCAACGGCGTGACAGGATTGGTGTCCATCTTGAACGTCCGCGCCTCTAGGAAGTCGCCTGGCGTTGCGTTGTACTCAGCATCAATGGTGGCCGTGGCACGGGTAATCATCTGGGTCGTGCGCAGAGTACGCTCCATCTGAGCCTCGGCCAGAGATACAAAGTCGGTGATGGCAGACGTGAGATCGCTACGGTTGAGCCAATCGGCGACCGAGGCTTTCAGTTCAGCGTAGGTGCTAAGTGCCATGCTCTGCCTTTTCCTTCTCGATGTCGCGCATCATCCAGGTATGGTCGTGCTTGAATTCAAAAGTCCCGATGTGGCCTATCTCTTTGCTCACGTCGTGGTCTATGTAGATTTTATACCCTGCTGCTTGCGCCTTCCGGCAGAAGAAGATGTCCTCACCGATGTAGCCACGCTTGTCGGTACGCCAGGGAGTCTCGAACCAAGGTTCTGTCAGCTTCTCAAAGACGTTGCGCTTGATTAGCATCACGCCCATGCCGATGCTGCCAACTTCCTCGATGCCGGTGGACTCTGGCATGGTGTAGACCAATTCGCGCTCGCCATCTGGCCCATACTTCTGCGCAGTCGGGCCGGTAGGGATTCTCCGGCGTGCGCAGTTGGTCGCCACAATGTCCAGGTCGTGTTTCAGCAGGCGCTCAACCATGTCCTGCGGGAACGTCATGTCGGAGTCAATGAATAGGATATGGGTGCATCCTTCGCCCATCGCATCCAGCGCCAGATCAGCACGCTGGTTCTGGATAAGCGTACCCTGCATGATCTTCAAACTGACTGCATCTGTCGTGTTCAGCGTGTGGTAGCAGACCATATTCACCAGACAGTAAGTGAAATTGGCGTGAACCATGTCACGGGCTGGCGTGCAGACTGCAATGTAGTTATTCATATTTGTCCAGGTCTCGTTCTAAAAAATCTGTTGTCGGGGTCATTGAGCCAGCGTTTCATGTACGCCTGATCGTCTAGCTTGCCCTCGGCCTTGAGTTTGTAGTAGACGCCCTCTGGAATGCTGGCGACGTGATGCCACTCGCCACTCCAATTTGCACGCTCATCTACCTTATTGAAATCCGCTTTGTTTGCTTCAACAACTGCTGTGACATCCTGCTGAGTCTGAATTGTTGCCTGTCCGGTTTCATCGTTGTAATGCCAAAAGCGGGTAATACCCGCTTCCTTGTTTTCGTCAAATACTTGATTGTTCATGCGTTAAAAAAGGGACCAGGTTGCCCTGATCCCTTCAAGTTGATTACGAAGTAATCAGGTCAGCAGCCAAACCGTGAGCGTTCTCGGCCAGCACCTTGTGGCCCCACTCCACCAGCAACATACGCTTCTCAGCGTCGCCGGTCTTAGCGAGTTCAACTTGCTGGTAAGGACGCAGCACAGTCATCTTGGCGTACTCGGGATCCAGCACCCAGGCGTCACGTTCACGTTGGAACCTGTTCGCAATAACGGCCACGGTTCCGAAATCGCTAACGTAAAGATCAACCGCGCCGATCAAAGTCGCTGGCTTTTCACCGCCATTGATGTTGAAACGGCTGGAAGCGATACCAGAGAAACCGCTGACGCGCTGCTTGTTAACAGGACCAGTCATAAGGATCTTTGGAGCGCCGCCAGCAGACCACACTTGCTGAATCACATTCTTGAGAATGGTCTCAGTAAAGGTACGGACGTTACCGTCAGTACGGGCGCTGTTTGGCAGCGTGGTGTACGACGGGTTTGTGCCGTTGGTCTGCATATCTACGTTGGTTTTGACATACGCGCCCAGAGATGCCGTACCGCGTGCGGTGCTGGTGCTTCCAGCAGCAGCCACTGCACCGTTAAGCATGGTGAACTCTTGGTCACGTTTCAGTTCGGCGCTACGCTTGGCGATCTGGTAAGCCAGTTCGCTGCGACGGCCAGCCTTGTTGACCACCTCTTCAGTCGCGGACAAGATGATGGTCTTGCGCGAAATCTGAGCGTAGTTTTGCAGGCGAACGGTTGCGGTAACAGCGTCAAAAGAGGCGACATCGTCACCCTCAATCTGCTTGTTGGCTGCGGCTGCGGCCAGTGTGTCGGTCTGATATTCAAACAGCGAATTGCTGATTGACTCGCGACCGATGTTGCTCATGTAAGGAGTTTCTTCGGGAGCGATATTGGTGATGATGTTGGACAGATCTTCACGAATACCTTTGGCATCAAAGGTCGTGAAAGTGTTAGTTACGATAGTCATGGTGTACTCACTTTAATAAAAGTTCAATTGCGGAGACCGCGTCTTGGACGCGGCCAGTTTTTGCAAGACGTTGTTTTGCACGCGTTGACTCGCTTGTTGTTGAGACTCGACCCGCTGCACCTGGCTTGGCTGGTCTTGGGCCATTGTTGGTCACCGGCTTGATGTTGCCCCGCTTGGACATCATCTGTTCGTACAGTGCCGCTTTACGCAGCACGTTCACGACGCGGTGGTCAAAAATGTTCTTCAGTTCATCAGGCTGAAACCCGGCTTTCTGCCCAAATTCAATGAGTAGCGCTTTCTCTGCCTTGGCCTTGGCGGGGTCCTTCCACTCGGGTAGGACTTCCATCAATCTGTCTTGCTCTTGAGCAAGAAACGCCTGCATAGACTGCGCCTGTTCTGCGCGGTAGATTTCTGAAAGTCGCTGCTGTTCGCTCTGAATAGCCGCGTACTTAGTCTGGTTCTCACGCACCAACTCCTTCTGCCTCACCCACTCGATGGGGTCCTCTTGGTAGAGGCGGTCCCAATCGATCTGAGGCTCTGCCGCCTGCTGAACTTGCTGCTCCAACTGTCCCAATAACTGCGCGTACTGCGCACGCTCGGCGCGGATGGCCTGGCTCTCTTGCTCAACTTGCTTGCGCACCTCGGCAATCTGCTGGGTCTTCCGCGTGTAGTCTTGAGTGCGTGAGTAACCTTGCTGGAGTTCGTCAAGCGTTACAGAAACTTCCTTACCGTCTACCTTGACGGTGAAAGTCTGCGGCTCTTCGCTCTCCTCCGATTCCTCATCTTCCTCTGACTGTTCGGTAGGTGTTTCATCGTCCGATGCGTCTGCATCACCGGACAATTCCTCATCCACCGCCGCCTCAGTTTCCTGAGATAACGCCTCGTCGGGTAACTTTTCTCCGTCTTCCGGAAGTATCGCCGTGAGTGCCTGGACTGCTGCGTCCATGTTGAGTGATTCTGTCATTTATTTACCCGTTCCGCAGCGCGTTGCGCCACTTTTGCGTTGTCGATGGTCTTTGTTAGTTCATTCTTGAGGTTCTCAATTGCCCTCAATATGGACCAGGCCATCTCGCGTTTTGCGGATTCCTCGGGTTTGCTGCTCTTGAAAATCCAGAGTTGATCGTTCTCAATCTTGGTGATTGCCGTATTGAACGTCTCATCCTCTAAGAGTTCCTGTGCCTTGCGGCCAGCGCGAATTACTTGATCTGTCATGCCATTCCAGGTTGGTTGATGGTTGCCTCTCGAT